AGGGTACATATGTTGAGGTTCGTATAGAACAGACCAAGCAATATAACCCGCGTGCCGAGGCAAGTATGCGTGAGGATCTTGTGATTACCGCACTATGTGCTGAGCTCGGAGCATTTGACTCAACATTATTTGATAGCACGACACTTAACGGTGAGCAATATACAAAGCTTCTCGTGCATACATCATCACAACAAAATCGGCAAGAGCTGATCACTGACACACTTTTTAACGGACCTACAACATGAACACGGAAGCACTCTCAATTAAAGGCATCGGTGAGGTATTCATCCAAGATGCGGAGACAGGTGAACAACTTTATCATCTAAAAAATGCCATCAATCCTCGCAATATGGCATTGCTTATCGCCCGAAGCCTTTCACATGAGGCTAATGGTTATATCGCATCAATGGCATTTGGCAATGGCGGTACATTTCTAAGTACGACAAGCCAGCGTATCTTCCGCACACCTAATGTACTTGGATCTTCATCATCCTTATATAACCAGACGTACTCGGTTATTGTTGATGAGTCAACCGTCGGTGCACCGTCAACAAACTCCGTACGTTCGACATTGTCACCTAGCCCGGCATTAACAGCATTAGCTGTTATTACATGTCAATTATCCGCCGCTGAACCCGCGAATCAAGCTGTCTCTGATAATCTCTCATCGGCCGTCTCAACGGCCTATACCTTTGATGAGATTGGGCTTTTCTCATCCGACGGGATGTTGCTTTCACATGTCATCTTTTCACCCATTGAAAAATCGGCAAATCGATCATTATTGTTCACATATACAATTACTATTAGTGTATCATGAAACTTATAAAATTACTTGAACAAGATGTTCAGGTATTTGAGCTATATCATCATCTCGATACCTTAAATGTCTACGACGAACTTGAGATTTGTCATGCTCATGGGGAATATACTGGGAAATATACGGGGGAATATATTAAAGCCAAATGTATGGGTGCTAATATCAATATTGTGTTTATCGATGAGAATACCGTTGAGACATGTTTAGTTAATCGCAATAGTTCATATGAAAATCCCACCTCATCCATTATCTCAAAAAGATTAAAGCCATTGCAAATCACGCGAAGTGACCTATTATATGATGTTATGACCATCATTAATAAAAGCCTAGGTTATAGTCTTAAGGGCGGCGCCCTGATTTTTCATGCCCGGACAACTCCAGGTGATAACTATCGGCTTCAAAATAATCATTATATGTTAACATTAATTCCGCGCGATACGCAGCATTACACACGTGTCGCGGTGAGTTCACATGGCTTTGATGCTACATATGACCTGACATTTGACACACTTGATGAATTACGGCATTATATATAATGAAACCCTATGCACTTCAAAGCGGAATCTCCGTATGGCCCTGCCCTGTTGGCCCGGGGATGACAAAAGAGCTATTACAACATGTTCGTTTCCCATTATTGTGGGCATATGAGGCACATCTTAACACCTGGCTTCCACGAGAGCTTGATTTTAGTGAGGCTATGCTCTTAGCTAATGGGCAGGTACCGGAACATCTATCCCTCAATGAGGGCCCGACATATGATACCGCCCTTTTACAGGATACATTTGCACGTGAGAAGGTTGTTGTCTTACCTAACCTGTTACCGTCGGCATACACACGTTTATTGGTTGATTCATATAAACGGCGGCCTGATTTACAGATGCCCACCGATGAAACGATTGATGTTAATCGTCACGTACGCCATAACATGGAGGTTATGCGTGTTTTCCATATGGCGGCTACCCCGTTGATCCAGGCGATTGTCAATGAGCCTATCAAACCATCATATGTCCTGGCCTCGGATTATAAGCGTGGTTCCCGGTTAGGTAAGCATACCGATCGTGCACAATGTGTATATAATATCTCAATTATGTTAAGCTCCGAGCCTGCAGGTCTATGTGATACATGGCCGTTCTTTATTGAGACACCGTCCGGGATCTCACGGGTCAAGCTTAAGCCGGGTGACGGTGTGTTGTATCGGGGTTCGACAGATCCGCATTGGCGGAAGGCTATGCCGGCGGCCTTGAGCTCGGTTCTTGGGATGTTTTGCCACTATGTCCCAGCCGCTTTTACAGGATCCTTAGATTGAGCGATGGCAATTAACCTAAGCGGAATAGGTCTCAGTACACTAGCCGAGATTCCAGATAAGATTAAGCAATTTCTTATAATGCAAGATGCGCATGATCTTCCTAAGGAGCTCATCCTGCGCAATAATAAGCTAACTCATATGCGTGGGTTGGAGCATGTGAAATATATTGATCGTATTGACCTTTGCGGAAATACCATTCGTTCGTTTGAGGGTATGCCGCGGGTTAAGCATCTTACTATTGAGGGTAATCGTTGCAACCTGGAAGATCCGATAATCGATGCTGAGATTTTATGTATCAAGGCCGGTCTTGCAAAACCGGCCCCGTTAGCACATTATCAAATTATGAACACTCGCATTAATAAGCTCGTGTTTGTTTTTCATGATGATTTTATCTCACACCGAACACGTCTACAAGATCGACTTAATGAGGCCATGGCCCAACATGATCGGGATATTGCATTCATTGAATTTTGTCACTGGCTTGCCGAACAGGATGAGCATCATGATTATTTTTCGAGGCTGCTCACACCTTAGAAACTAAAGCTAATCGCCGAGGGTTCAATCATTGCCTTATTAAGTGATAGCTTGATCATAATCATCCGGGGTACGCCACCATTAGCTAACAAGTGCTGTTCATGACTAAGTTTTGAATTATCATCATACTTTGGGATATTTCTATTGATGTCCCAATAGCTAGTCTCATTTTTATCATCATTGAATTGATAACGTACAATGATCTCACGTTTTTTTCGAAGATCATTAATGTCACCGCGGGTGTCATAATAGGTGTAAACATTTCCCCGATAGCGGATATTGTCAATATATCCCTTGGCGCCGATGTGGGCTAGGATATCAGCATCGGTCATGTTATTTGGATGATTACTAAGCATAAACATCTCAAGCTTATGTTTAAACTGGGCCTGTAGGGCCTTAATAGCCTGATCATAGACCGCATATGAAGCACCACCTCGGAGCATGGCTGAAGCCTTTAAGGGGGTATTGATAAAGTTTGTACGCGGCTTAATCTCCATCCCGGCCCGGGTCTGTATACGCTGGGTATGCAATTGTGAACGTTGTAGGTCGGGATGAATTATAAGACATGACATTAGATGTTTTTTCATCGCTGGGCTGACCACCTTGAAGCGTTCGCGTTCATTTGGCGGGGTTTGTAGGATAAAGAGGAGCGCCGCTAGGTATGATAATTCCTCACCCCGATGCTGTGCATCGGCTCGATGATCATTGAAAATCTTTTTACCCACGAGGGTGGTTGAATATTGTCGCGTAAAGAAAGCACTGTACTTGATATTAATTTCTTGCCCCTCACGGAAGGCCATGGCTATCTGTCGTCCTGTGTTATCGCAGATTACAATGGCCTCTTGCCCATTTTGCAACCGCCCAAAGATCTCAGCCGCGGATAGCTTTATATCCTCAACCCGAGATTCACGTCCAAAAGGATCCTTAAGCTGATTACGCCGCGGTACAATATTCACACGATATCCGTGGTTTTTATTTTGTTGATCAGCATGGTAATCATCTGTTTTTAGGATCTCGCGCGATTGTTGATATTGATTTGTGTATGTATTAACACTTAGCACATTAATAAATTCTTTATTGATGCGCTCAAGCGAGCCTAGATGTTCATCGAGATGGGTGATATCAAGTAATTTCATGGAGGATGTCATTGTAAATAGCTATAGCTATTTACATGGAATCCAGATGACCGCTATCAACTCTATCACTCAATCAGTCGACGCTGAGGGGCGTGATCTCCAAGCCCGCACAGCACGGCTTTCATCAACCTCAATTAAGGTTACATGGACACCACCAGTCAAGCCCTATGCATATGCCGGGGCCATTGTGGTGGCCTCGCTTACGGAGCTAAATGCCTCAAATTTTCCCACTGATTCGGTTCGCTATCGAGCATCAACTGACTTTAACACACCGGGAGATCGTATCGGCTCCGCGCAGGTGGTAGGCGCCTTCTATGATGATGTAGCCACGGATACCGTTACATTAACAAATATCCCAAATGACCAGCCGGTTTTTATTGCGGTACACCTGGCGACAAATGTTTATAAGTACTTCTCATCAGGTAATCGTGCATATGCCGAGGATACAAAGTCAGCGGCATATGCCGGGCATATCAACACCAGCTACGGCCCACCCGCTAACCCGGTTGCCGGCCAGGTCTACTATGATCCTGAACAACGCTCAACCTTTGCCTGGAATGGCATTGCCTGGTTACCTGTCTCAGCACATACAACGCTTACAGGCGCCACCGATCCGGTAGCAACATTGGCTATTGAGATGACCTCATATATCGGTGTAGGTGATGGGCCGATCCAGGGTTTGACACTGGCAGCGACCGCAATTCCCGAAACATGGACACTCACCGCCGCATCCCCGACCATTCTCCAGGTTTCAGGTTCGGTTACCGGTATTGCACCCTCATTACAGGTCGGTGCGCAATACACCAATACCGCATTTTCGGCAACCGTGTTGGCCGGTGCAACATCTTTTATCCCCGGCGACACATTTAAGGTTAACATTACCTCAAAGGCTATTACAAAGGGTTTACCTGATGGTTACCCCCGTATCGGTGATTTTTTCTATAACACAACGGTACAAAAGCTGAAATGCTGGTCAGGCACCGCCTGGGTAATTTCGGAAAGTGATGCCGGTGAGCCTACATATCAGGAGCTCGGTATTGGCACCAATGGTGAGAATGCCGCTCGCGATAACATCAAGGATATCCTGCGCCGGCAGCTAGGTTACCCGCAGATCTGTGTTGAATTAAATGAGGAGCAATTTGATATCGCCATCAATAACGCGCTTCAGACATTTCGTCAATATGCTTCGTCCGCATATTATAAGCAATTCTTTTTCCTTCAGGTTATGATTGATCAGGATGTCTATTATCTTAATGATCCTACGAAGGGCCTGGATAAGGTTGTTGATGTGCTAAAGGTGCATCGTCTTAGCATGCTAGGCCTGGCCAACTTCGGCCCGGATAACCTCTATGCCCAGCAATTCCTCTCGCAATTCTATGCACCAGGTACCGGCTTTGACCTTGTCACCATCTATGCTGTACATGGGCTTAGCCAGCTATATTCACAGATCTTTGCCGGTGATGTTGGTTATAATTGGCATGAGGCTCGCCGTGAGCTCAGGCTTTATCGTCGCTTTAGCCATAATGAGAAGGTATTGATTGAATGCTCAATGGAAAAACCTGAACAGGAGCTTTTGCAGGACCGGTACAGTCAGCAATGGTTACAGGCATGGGCCGAGAGTGAGCTTTTTGCCATGCTATCCCAGATTCGGGGTAAATTTACCAACCTGCCAGGTCCGGGTGGCGGTATCTCCCTTAACGCGGATCGGCTGGCCAGTGATGCGGCTACAATGCAAACCGACCTATTACGTCAGATCAAGGACTTTGAGGCCGGCCAGAATGGCACCGATACATTCTTCATTCCAATTGCGGTAGGATAAAATTAACCATTGCTATCATTAGCAATGGTAAATATTACATGGATATAAAACAACTGATCTTAGCCAATCGAACAATTGGAAAAGCGGATGGCGGTAGGTTGACACGCCTATTGAGACCATTACATGGTACGGATATCCCGAAAATTTCAGGTGAGCTTAAGCTTGATGCCCATCTGGCATATCACGGCCTATCTAAGCTAATATGCAAAAACTGTGGGCGGGATTTTATGCCTACAACGTTGCCTGTCCCATATATCTGGGATGATATTACATATGGTTGCGGGTGGGCATGTACCACCAAGCTTCGTCATGGTTTCACCAGTCCTTTTGAGCAAGCGACTGTACATGCCAAGAAGACAGCAACGGTCTTAGCACGTTATGGTGTAGCTAATGTATATGCTTCGCCGCACGTGAAAGCCAAGATTGCTGAGCAGAACATGGCAAATTTTGGTGTGAAGGCGCCGATGCAAGCTGAACGTGTGCGGGAAAAGGCTCGAGAGACATATCGAACACGTTATGGTATAGACTGGGTATTTTCACATGGTCCTATTCGTGAGAAAATTCATGAGGCCTGGCTTGCCCGCTATGGTAATTATCACGGTGTCACGATTGATAGTTTTGAGAAAGCTAATCAAACCCGATTAGCCGCCTATGGTAATGCTAACCCATGTACCGCCCCGGGTGCCCGTGAAAAGGCCCTACAGGCAAATCGTACACGGTGCCTGGTTGATTTTCCGACAATCTTGACACAATGTGGTTTTGAGCTCGCGGAACCCCTGAACAGCGTTGAGCTATTAGCCCATGGTAAGGCAACCCAGCGGCTGAAACATACGTGCGGTAATATCTCAAGCTTACCGGTCACGGTGACGGGGCGGGTGATGAAGCAATGTATACATTGTAAACCTATCTCAATGCCCGAGGCCCAGTTATATCAATTTGTGAGGCAATATGCCGATGTTGAGCAGCATGATAGGACATTGCTTAAACCCCTTGAACTTGATATCATAGCACCGCAACATAAGCTTGCATTTGAGCTCAACGGTGTATATTGGCATCATGATGGTGTAATACCTATTGATTATCATCGCAAGAAAACAGAGCTATGTGAGGCTAAGGGCTGGAGCCTTATGCATATCTTTGATCATGAATGGTATGCGAAACAGGCGTTACTTAAAAGCGTGATTAAGACGAGACTAGGTATTATTGAGCATGTGATCGGTGCCCGTAAGCTTCAATTAGCTGAGCTTACCAGGATACAGGCTCAGGAATTTTTTAATACAAATCATCTACAGGGTTTTATCAATGGTACAACCCATCTTGGCCTGCTGGTCGGTGAGCAAATTATCATGGCAATGACCCTGGGTAAAAAGCGTTTTAGCCGTAAGGGTGAACTTGAGATCTATCGACAGGCTACCAGGCGAGGATATGTTGTTAGCGGGGGTCTTCAGAAGCTGTTGGGTGAGGTTAAGCGACGATTTGCGGGTACGAAGCTTGTAACATTTGTCGATCGTCGGTTTTTCACCGGTAAAAGCTATCTAAGCGCTGGCTTTATGCTTGTAGGAAAGACAAACCCGAATTATTGGTATTATAAGAAGGGCGTTTTGCTTAATCGCCTCGCGGCTCAACGCAAGATGCTACCGGTATTGCTAGGTGAAGGCTATGATGATACCTTGACAGAGGACGAAAATATGGAGGTTAATGGCTGGTATCGACTAGCTGACTCCGGTAACCTCAAGCTTGAGCTGATGTTATAGCTTACATCCGGCTATGTGCTGTGTGATATAATGATATGTTGCAGGATAGTGTTAATCTATAGGTGAACTATGTGATCACCCTGTTGGTTTTTATTGCCACGTTCAATTTTTATGAGTGATAAGCAAGACCTATGAGATATCATCCCTCAGCCAAGCTTGACACTATTATTGATATTGATAGCTTTATCCTGGAACTTACATATAAGCTGATTGGCACAGGTGGCTCGCTTGATGAGATTCCGTCAAATGCTATACCGGCCGTGCATGCCTGGCTCAATTTATCATATTATTACGAGAAACGAGTTTTTCAAATTTCATTTGAATGGGATGCTAACTTTAAGCTCATTTTCATCCTTGGCTTAGATAAAGGTATTGGGTTTAATCTTTCAATCACCGATCAATCCGCGACCCATGTTTTTAGAGAGCAACTAGGGCTTAATTCGCATCCATGTTTTTATGCCCTCATGCATCTTAATCGACTGCTTATTATGCGAGGACATAGTAGTCGGGTTGTGCTGACACGGCATGGTTCATGCAAGTTAATTTTCCGGCATACCCAACATATAACATTGTCATTGATGATTCGCGATGATAAGCTCATCGTAATAGGACCTCAGGTGAGCCGAGGCTTAAGCCTGCCGCATGGGAACCACGAGACAACCTGGACCTTAGGCTTAACAGCATTGATGCTTAACCTGGCAAGGCTGGCGAATTTGTATAATGAAAGCGATTTTTGTAGCTCAGATATGGCTGGGATATTTGAAGATCTTATGCTAGAGCTTAATCAGGCAACAAAGCTTGTATGTTAACCCAATGTCTCAAGGTTGAGAAGATATAAGATCGAAGGATGTGGCGGGTTGTAAATAACCCTATGGCTATACCCGATAACAACATTGATGCTAAGCTAGATTGCACCGCACCGCCTGATCTTCAATTTGCGGTTGATGGTGCGGTGGCGGGTACCTATAAGCCTAAGGAGCTTTGCGTAGGCACACTCTCGTATTCGGTAGGAGAGTGTGCCGAGAACGAGGCCGCCCTACAGGCATCATACATGGCGGCCGCGCTTAACATGGCCGGCGGTCCTGTGAATATTTTCCCGATGCTCGGTGTCCATTCACAGGGCTCAACAGCGGATACCGTCATCGCTACGGGTTATCCGTTATCATCAGGTACACCCTCCGGTTTTAACGCTTCTGATGCCTTCAATGTATCCGGGGGATCCTGGCGATCCGTACAGCAGGGCCAGGATGTTGTAATCACACCTGCGTATATTGGCTATTGTTTTGGTACAAAGAAGGCCTGGGATAAGATAGGAGCCCCCCAGGAACGTTATTTTACCCCTGAGCCTGTACGGCGTCAGATCAGCACAATTAGGATTAAACAGGGGGCCGATCGACAAAATCGTGCAACCCGGCTCCGCGTAGAAGCATCTGATGATGGGATTACCTGGGTGCGGGTTGCTAATGTGGCATTACCCGATTCCGCCGACCTGGTAGCGGTTGGGGTGCCTTCTAATGCGATCTATAACCAATGGCGCTTGATACCTACGTTCTTTAACGGAATTGCATCTCAGGCACAATGGGAGGTAGTTGAGTTACATCTGGTTGAGGCTACGAGTACCGCGATTGATAATATCCAAGATTTTTTCCTGATGGAAAATCGGGATCGGTGCTATCAGCGTCAATCTGTAATGATCAAGGCCCAATATGACCTGCTTGATGTACAGACGGAGCTGGCCAAGTTTGGGATCTCATTACCCCAGACATATGTATTCACCTGTAGCTTTGATATCCTTGTGCAAACATTGGGACGACCCCTGGTTGTCGGTGATGTTGTTGAGCTTCCCGGCGAGATTCAATATGATACCGAGCTTCGGCCGGTACGAAAATGGCTTGAGGTAACCGATACCTCGTGGGCCACCGAGGGATATACCCTTAATTGGAAACCCCAGCTATACAAATTTTATGCCCAACCGATCATGCCCTCACAGGAGCATCGTGACCTGCTAGGCACACCTGGAAAGCTTAATGAAACGCTAACGGATGATGATATTCTTAAGGGCATGATGCAGAATGATCAGGCCTTTAAAAGTAGCCAGGCCTTTAAGCAAAAATCAGCGGATGACGTACCCCTACGCGGCGCTGATGGTGCAAATATCCAATCCGGGATGGGTCTTGAAGGATTAGGAACATATGATGGTCGTGACGTACTTGTTGAGGATGCTCTTCCCCCTAATGGCGCACCTTTTACTGTGGGGAATGTGTTACCACCTCTTGGCGGGTTGGTTATAGGCTCGTATCATCGTCAAACATATACACAGATTCAGGACCCGGCACGGCGACCACCTGACAGGTTACTCAAATATACCGGTGAGGGACGGTGGGCTGTTATTGAGGTGAACACCCGTGATAAGTATGAAAGCTGGAATAAGCATATGGCCCGTTTAATGTCATCGACCAATAAGGTTAACCTAGATTCATTCCGGCCATGAGAGGATAAGTAGATTCATGTTAATTAATTTTCGTCAGGGTATTATTCGTGCCCGTTCCGTCTCAAATATCCCGGATTTTTTAACCTGGAATAATACATTTGGTACCGTTGACATTAATATCACGGAACCATATCTTTTAGCCTGTGCCTCATTTAAGGGTAAAGAGTATTTGCTCGAGGAACGAGCGGATAAGGCCATGGCCTGGGGTCCTTTTAGCTGGCAACCTCATTGGGGCGTACAACCGGGCGTAACATGCTATTATCTTTACTGGGATATCAACCTAGGTTCCGGTAATATTACCCGGGGATATACACCCTGGGCTCCCTATGCATCGGTTACCGCACCCCCGGCTCAGCGTATCAATCAACATTGGTATAATACCGATACCCATGTAACATATGTATGGGATGGAGCCGCCTGGCTTGAGACATGTCGTGTCTTTGCGGGTAGCTTTAGCTCATCGGCCTATATTAACGAGATGCCATTTGGCAGCCAGGCCGGTGTGCATACATCGATCGATGCCGGCTTTATCATGTACGGCCCGGATAATAATGCCATTCGTGAGCATGATGGTACATTTTTTACCTCAACCACGGATGCCCGGATTAACACGGGTGTATTTTCATCACCTGTTAAGGGTGAAACCGCATCAACAACCCTCCTGGCTCAGGAACCTATCCCTGCGTTTTACGCTATCACTAATATTGCTGAGGGTAAAGCCGGGTTAGCGGATCCTAATAATCCGGCACGTTACCCGATCGGTGTATCAACCACCCAGGCCACGGTTGGTGAGGTTGTTGATTATTGCTATGAGGGTTTTATCTATAATGATCAATGGAATTGGAATTTTACCCTAGGCAAGGATATCTTCGTAAGCTCAAACGGGTTACTGGTGCAGGGGCAACCCACCAATGGCCTATCCGGTGGTTTTAAGGTAGGTACGATCATTAACGCAACCTGTATACAGGTAGCTATTGACCTATATATGGGTACACAAGGTGCTATTCAGCCCGCAAAGCTTGAGCATGATATTACCCTGGTTGGTACCGCTGTAGGCGGGGCTCCTGATGGTTTTACATTTACACAAGGTACGACATTTACCCAATTTGTTGATATTATCTCGAAAAAGGCTATTCCTCCCGCATATCTTACACCCACACTTGCACTTATCCCCAGCCCACCGCCCTCGCAACTCGAGGTAGGGACTTCGCTTTCATTGTCATTTACAGGTACATTTGTGCAGGGTGATGGTGGTGCTCCTACAGGAACCACCATCTATAAAAATAGTGTTAATGTGGCTACCGCATTTCCGTATGCGGATGTGATTGTGTTGGATGAGGTGGGATTTTCATATGCGGCATCGGTATCATATGCCGCTGGTGTGGTAAAGCCCAATAATCTAGGAGTACCGACGGGGACATTAATTCCTGCCGGGATCGCATCATCACAAACATATACCTATATCGGTTCTCGTCAGGTGTTTTATGGCACCCCGTCAGCCACACCAATCGCATCCGCGGATGTTCGGGCGCTTACAGGTGCCTTTGCCGCATCCGCAAATACAACGGTTGATGGCACCGGCCTACCGATCGCGAATATTACCGTGCCTAACTTCATTATTGCCATCCCAGCCGGTGCCACCCGTGTTGTATTTGCCTATCCGGCATCATTGCGTGATGTTGCGTCAATTAGGTACCTTGAGCTCGCAGACTCGGAGGTTAAGGCTAACTTTACAATGACAACGGTTTCTGTTACCGGGGCAAACGGGGTAGCCGCAATTAACTATAAGGTGTGGACATATACACCTGTTGAGCCCTTCTCAGTTGCTAATCATTACAAGGTCTTTATCTAATGCCGCTCGGACATCTTACCATCCCGCCGACACCCATGGCACCTACGCTGTTCCCGTTACAATTTAAACGGCAACAGGCGGCCCCGATTGACACTGACTCGGTTTTTGAGTTCACCGCCGACCGTATTGCCTATCTTACAAATGCACGACGATATGCCGGCCAATTGGCCTCTGATCTCGAGGACGGTAAGGTGTATGTCATGAATAATGACCTTACCGATTGGATACCGCTTATCCCCGTGATGGTGTTTAGCACAACCAGCGCCCGCATAGCTTATCTTTCAAACAGTGCCCGTTTTCCGGGATTGCTTGGTATTGATCAGCAGGAGGATCGGGTCTATTATATCAATACGTCAAATGATGATTGGCTACTTGTTAATCGTCCGAAGGTCATTGTATTGAACCAGGCTGCGGTTGTCATGACATCCGCGCATTTTGACAATATCTTGGATTTTCAATATACATCCGCAACAACATACACACTTAATGAAACAGTAGGCAGCTACACCCCCGCCGGTGTAGCTATTGTCCTTGTTTGGTCGGGTATAGGACAAGTGACAATTGTGCCAGGCACAAATTGTACGATTACGACCCCTGAGACATATAGCATTCGTAAACGATATGGCCAGGTTTCATTATTCTCAAAGGGTAATGGTATCTGGACGCTTGAGGGTAACCTGACACCGGCCTAATATGTTCTTAACATCACTTGCCCCGCTTTGGGCCATCAGGCCGGCATCACCACCCACAGCCGCATTTTTATTCAGACACGCGGTAACGGCAACCGCAACTGAAAATTATAGCAACCCGTCAGGTGTTACGTTGGCCGGTGCTACCTTGAAATGGGGCGCTACGTCGAGCTCATTTATCGGCGATGTTGAGACCTTTGCTAATCCATCGTCAGCCTTTACGGGTATCCCGACAACCGGCGGTGTCAATTTTACTGGGTTGAATATCACTGATACGCTTGTTCAGGTGGTATTTGATGCTACTCAATATCAATACGGGGCGGGTGTTTTAACATTTAAGTTGGCAATTAAGGCTAAGGACTGTACCGTTTATATTGGTAGCACCATTGCCGGTGAAAATAATATCCCCTCAAATCCCGGAATAGCATTAACCG